GATCGCACCACCTATAGCAAGAACTGTTGACAGGGATTCAGGTGAGTTTGGGGTAGAACAAGTACAATATGGCAACGTTGAAATCGCATCCGAAGTTGGATGGGAGACATATAAAAAAGTAGCAGATCAAATAATGATCATGCTTGATAGAACTGGTTTGCTTCATGGCTATAGCTTCAATTCTTGGAGTGACATGGTGACTTACGATGAAGCATTTATCGAAGAGTGGCTTTCTAGTCCACAGACTTCGCTCTATTATTCCTTACAAGTAATGGGCGACACTCAAGATAAGTCTGATGCATACGCTGCATTAGATCAGTCAGAAGTTGACGATTACTTGGCAGACATAATGGCAAACAAACCTGAAGAGATTAATTGCGACTGTCAACAATGAACCCCTACGAAAAATTATTAAATCGAAAACGAAAATGGACACCGGTCCAAACCACTAAAGGATTAGTCAAATATGGAGCAGAAGAAACCGTGTTCCGTGCTCTCGCTATACGCAATATGGAATGTCCAGTTGGCTCGTTTATATCTGATTCACTCTCTGAGATTCCAGCGAAAAGTAGAGAACTTCTGGAATCAAACGTAAAGGATGAGGATAACCACGACTTAGCCCTTGGATATATCGCTAACGCTCTAGGCGTAGATGATCAAGCTGAAGCCGAGGCATTACGCCTTAGAGATGCATGGATAGCTCATCCAGATCACACAATTTTAAAAGCATTGGTAATTGAGAGGGCAATATTTTTTGTCGTCTTACCTTTCTTTAGATTCAATGGTGATGCTGGATTAAGAACTGTTAGTGCAGATATATCTAGAGACGAGCAGATACACGTAGCAACAAATAGTTTGGTATGTGCAGAGCTTGGTCTTACACCAAGTCCTTCTTTAGACAAGCTAAGGAAGGCAACAATCAACTGGATCATGCAACCTTTACATCAGATACATGACGATCAATATTTGAGCAGAAAATTTTGGCTCGATGCTAGTGATCGTTTGATGTATGAAGGTAAAGCACCAGAATTTAATGCCACCAAAGCTGCACGAATGCCAGCATTTTTTGAACATGCAAACACAAATCTCCCTCAATACTCTTAAGCTTCACAACGAAAGGTTAGACAAGCTGCTAGTAAGACTCGAGGAAAACTTTGGATGGAAACCTATCCATCCTAAAGAAGATGTACAGACAATAATGTACCGAGCTGGTCAAGCCAGCGTAATTGAATATATACATTCCATAATGGAGGACGAAATCTAATGTGTATCTTTAGTAGAACCCAATCACCACCACCCCCAACACCATTACCACCACCACCAGCAGCTCCAACTCCACCACCTCAGCCAGATATTATTCCTGAAGCAGAGGTAAGACCAGTTAACCCTAACGTTAGGGAAGCACAGTCTAAGCTTGGAACTAAGAAAGGTGTTAAAGGTGGTACATCCGATTTAAGGATTAAGAAGAACCCAGCAGCATCAGGCGCAGCTGGCTCACTAAATACAGGTAATACTGGAACCTCTACTGGAGGTCTTCAGTAATGAACGCACGTGAAAGATACAACAGACTATCTAGTGACCGTCAAATGTTCCTTGACAAAGCTGTGACTTGTTCTGAACTCACGTTGCCTTACTTAATTGATGACGATATATCATCAAGACCAAACCATAAATCATTAGATGTACCTTGGCAGTCAGTAGGAGCTAAGTGTGTGGTAACTCTTGCAGCAAAATTAATGCTTGCAATACTACCTCCACAAACTAGCTTCTTCAAGCTACAGGTACGTGACGATAAGTTGGGAGAAGAATTAGATCCAAAGATAAGAAGTGAATTAGATCTCTCGTTCTCAAAGATGGAGAGAATGATCATGGATTATATAGCTGCTAGTAATGATCGAGTTGCAATACATCAAGCACTTAAACATTTAATTGTTGGTGGTAATGCACTTATCTTTATGCACAAAGATGGAATCAAAACTTTTCCCTTAACTAGATATGTCGTTAATAGAGATGGTAACGGTAACGTTTTAGAGATAGTTACAAAGGAACTTATAAGTCGAAAGGTTTTGGATGTAGAGCTACCAGAACCACAGCCAAATACGGGTGTTGACGAAAGCTCCACAGTAAATGATGACGTAACCATATATACATATGTCAAGCTAGATAAACCTAGTGGCAGATGGGTATGGCATCAGGAAGCATTTGATAAAATCATTCCAGATTCAAGAAGTACTGCACCTAAGAAAGCCAGTCCCTGGTTGCCTTTACGGTTTAATACGGTTGATGGAGAAGACTATGGTCGTGGAAGAGTTGAAGAATTTTTAGGAGATCTCAAATCATTAGATGGTTTAAGTCAATCACTCATCGAAGGAGCAGCCGCTGCCTCGAAGGTTGTCTTTTTGGTCAGCCCTTCTTCAACTACTAAGCCAGCCACCATTGCAAAGGCTGGGAACGGAGCCATCGTTCAAGGCAGACCGGAAGACGTTGCAGTAATCCAAGTAGGAAAGACTGCTGATTTCTCAACGGCTGCAAATATGGCAACAGCTATAGAGAGAAGGTTATTAGAAGCTTTCCTTGTTATGAACATAAGGCAAGCAGAAAGAGTTACAGCTGAAGAGGTACGCCTTACACAGTTAGAACTAGAACAACAACTTGGCGGGATATTTTCATTACTCACAGTTGAGTTCCTTATACCCTATCTCAATAGAACATTATTAGTTCTGCAAAGATCTAATGAAATTCCAAAACTTCCTAAAGATATTGTCAGACCTACTATCGTAGCTGGTGTAAATGCATTAGGTCGTGGACAAGATAGAGAATCACTTACTCAATTCATCGGAACAATTGCACAGACTCTTGGACCAGAAGCATTGATGCAATACATAAGTGCACAAGAAGCTATTAAGAGATTGGCAGCTGCACAAGGTATTGACATTCTCAATCTTGTTAAGACTGAAGAGCAGATACAAGCTGAAATGCAACAGGCTCAACAAGCTCAAGCACAGCAATCAATGGTAGATCAAGCTGGTCAAATGGCTAGTAGTCCGTTAATGGACCCTACTAAAAATGAACAATTACTACCACAGGAAGAAGCACCACCTGAAGAATAAACATGGCAGAAACACTAACAGTTAATACTGATGAAACAACTACCGAACTAACAGCTGAAGAGCAAGACTCTTTACAGGTTGGGGAGAAGATAGTTGAAGAGCAGGGAGAACTCCTTGCCGGTAAATATAAAAATGCTGAAGAATTAGAACAGGCATACGTAGAACTTCAAAAAAAATTAGGAGACAAAGATGGCGTACAAGACAAAGGGCAAGAAACCGAAGAAGTAGAAGACACAGCTAAGGACGAGCCTGAAGCTGAGAAGAGTGAAGCAGTATCGTTATTAGAATCTGCTAACGAAGAATATTTTGCTAATGATAATAAGTTGTCAAAAGAAACTTTGGAAAAATTCTCTGCATTAAGCAGCCAAGATTTGGTGAACGCTTATATGGAGATGCAAAAGAATAATCCAACATCACAGCAGACTGAAATTGATGTCAATACAGCAGAGATAAATAAGATACAAAACTCTGTAGGTGGAGAAGCTCAATACAACAAACTTATTACATGGGCTGGAGAGAATTTAACTGAACCTGAAGTAAAAGCTTTTGATGATTTAGTTGGATCTGGTAATGCAGCTGCTATTCAATTAGGAGTTGATGCACTTAAATCTAAATACGAAAACGCTAATGGATACGAGGGAAGAATGTTAACAGGTAAAGCCGCTGAAACAAGGGGAGATGTTTATAGAAGTCAAGCTCAATTAGTTAAAGCTATGAGCGACCCACGCTACGACAATGACCCTGCATATAGACAGGATGTTATAGCCAAATTAGAACGTTCAGATCTTAATTTTTAATAGTTAAAACATAGCGGCGACTCGAATCGCATCGTCCTCGCCATATGTTTTCCTCCCATAATGAACTTTTATGATTACTAACGAACAAGGTAGACAAAATATCTACGCAAACGAAACTCCAGCGAGAGTTATCGCAAACTATCCAATCAACACCAATCCTTTTATGACAAACGAAGCAGAAAGATTTAATGGCTGGGCAGCAATGCTCGGATTCGTAGCAGCCGTAGGCGCATACGTAACAACTGGTCAAATAATTCCAGGTATATTTTAA